TCATGTCTAAGCTCTTTTAACTCTCTCATCAAAAAGTTATGAGCCTCACGTAATGCGCCGATGCATCTACGCAAGTCAATCTCTCTCTGAGTTTTGGCGGGGGTTTTAGCTATTTGGTCAGACATAATGGTTTTCAGTATACCTAAAGATCTAATAGACAGCGAGATAATTATACTGTCAGCTCTTTACGCGATTTTAATATTTTGCCATTTAAGCAACTTTTTAATTTTTTGTCCGCTGATTTTGAAGCGTTAGCCGGTTTTTTCTTTGCTATCCCTTTGGGTATCAAAGCGTGGCTTTCCTTTATTTCCTCGACCATGATATCAGTGGCCTCAATCAGCTTGGCTAGCGCGTCATGCATAAGGCAACACACTGGCATTATGGCTGATTTTTCATCCAGCCACGCGTCTTTTGCTTGAAAATAGAGCCCCTCGAACTCGTCCATCAGCTCGCCTATTTTTATATAGGGGCACTCAAATAAAGCGTTTTTGTCTCTCATTTGGGATCGCCTCCAAGCATATCCATGTTTTTAGGGTAGGGCATATTTTCCTCTATGCATTTGCGAATCATCGCATTAACGCTGTAGCGGCATGCCAGCTTCTGGCTTCTAATGCCAGCTAGCTTTTTCAGATAGATCAAATGCTGCTCTTCCAACTTAACCGTGATAGACGCGCTTTTATACGGCTCGCCGGGCTTGCGCTTGCGACGACCGCCTAGCTGCCTTATCTCGCTAAGCTTGCGCCGCGTAGTCGGACCTACCCACCTGCAATTAAGCTTGCAAAAGTCCGCCTGCGGGTTAATCAGCTCGATGCCGGTGCAATCCTCTGGCATGGCGCCCATGTCAGTCAGAAAAATCTCAAAAGTATTTTTCCATTCCCGGCAGACACGGATACCGCGAGCGCCATAGCTCTTGAAGGATGCCGCTTTTGAATTGTAGCAAATGGTTTTCATCCTCGACCAAGCCCGATACTCTCGAGAGTGGGTTTTTTCTCTTATTTTTTTGTCTTTCATATTCATCACTTAAAAAGTCAATCTGCTTAGATTTAACGGGATACTTTTCAATAATAGCTGCTCTGATAAGAGCGGAAACCGTAGTATTATTCTCAACTGCGATGCGCTTGAGGTGTATAAAATGCTCGCATGAAATGCTAGACGCCACATAAGCACTGCTATGCGGTCCCCACTCAGCGCGACAAGGCTCGCGTTCATGATTGGCCGGGTTTAGCGCGTGGCCTTTCCTGTGGGCTTGGCCGTGACATGAATCGCATAGCCAGAAAACGAGCAACGGTTTGCTATAGTCAATATGGTGAGCCTCGATATTGCCAACAGCGTCGCAAAGTTCGCACGCCTCAGCTTTTTTCAATACTCCTCTTTTCAAAGCGGTTTTGACGGCTTGTCGAGCTAGGTATTTTTCTCTATACTCGATATAATCCTTATGCGTAATCTCGAATTCCTTCCTTGACATATAGACACTTACACCTTTTTTTCGCGCTTTCTGAACTTTGTCGTTTTAATCGGTTTGTATTATGTGGGATTGTTCACAACAAGCACACCGCTTAGTCTTTTGATAGTCGTAGTATGTCTGTAAGAGGTCTTTTTCGGATACCTCGCCTTGCGTAGCCTCCTCAACGGACCTTATAAATTTCTCGCCAGGCTTGAGCTTGCCGTATTTCATTGAACTCACATAATTGCGGTCAAAACGAATAATGCGGGCGAACTCATTGACTTTAAGCCTTTTAACGTGAAGATAGTCTCTCAGCTCCATAAAACCTCTCTGTTATGACAAACAATTTAAAGGATCGTGTATTTTTTAGCTAAGCATATTTTGCTTGTGCTAAAAATAACGCATGTCTTTAAATGAGGCAGTAAGTCAAACGTATGCAAAAAGCGTACACTTAAACTAAAGGACTATATGAGACATAGAATAATTGACAGCTTGCCCTATGAGGGTAGCAAAGAAAGCCAAGCATGGGCGCCTCGTCGAAAAGAGCCCACACTCGGTGACGAATACGGCCGCTGCGTCTATCTGATACCCGTGGCATGGCTATCAGGTCTTGGCACTGGCGTGGCATATATGCTAAACTGGTTTGCGTAAAATAGCAAATTAACAGCGCGTTTATAGCGCGCTGTTAGTGTTTTTTAAGCGGGCATATGTTAGGATTAATTGCCGCCTTGGGGACTATGGCGCAAAAAAAGGTCGATTATGCCCAATTCTTTAAATGCTATAGAAGAATTAAAACAAGAATTAGAAATACTTCTAAAAGAGTTTACTAAAATATCGTCCGATATATCTTTTGAGATAGCTCTGTGTAAAAAAAGAAGCGATATAAACGGATCAGCCCCGTTCAACTTGAGCCGCCTGAGAAAAGTAAGGGTGGCGACTGTTAGACTAGAAAAGATAAGTCTTAGAATACGCACGCTGAGCAAACAGTATGAGCTCGCTGCTATCGCAAAAAGACAACAAAAGAGGCAAGCGACCAAAAAGCCGCCTGCCCACCAACCTTGAGGACATTGTGTATATTGAGCCAAAAGAAGATTTTAAAGAAGATAATATTTTGCCCGGGTATGCGCGCGTTACTGAAATACTAGCCCCTTGGAACAACTTTTCTGCTATAGACCCGGACGTGCTAGCTAATGCGGCGGACCGCGGCACGCGCGTACACAAATACTGCGAGGAATACGCCAAACTATGGCTCATGCATGCTGCTGATTTTGTCGAGCCTAGCGCTATTGAAGCTGACTGTCGCCCGTACGTCCAAAGTTATATCGCTTGGTTTAATGATATGGTCCAAGAAGTACATCACCAAGAAACGCGCCTCTACTCTGAGCAGTACCGCATCTGTGGCAAGCCCGACCAAGTCGTAAGACTCAAAGGCGACGAACCAGCTCACCTTACCTTGCTTGAGATTAAAACGCCTCAGATAGCTAAACCCTCATGGGCGCTACAAACGGCCGCGTATGACTATCTCATTGAGTCCAACGGCTTGCGTCCAGTAGCTAGGCGTATAGCGCTCATACTCGATAAAAACGGCGGCCCTGCCCGCGTTATTGAGTATAGCCAAAAAGAAAGAGACATAAGGCTTTTTATAGCTGCTTGCGAGCTACACCGTTTTTTCAACCCTGTTATTTGAGGCACCGTGGACGACTTAGAAAAAAAGATAAGAGAGCACGTGTCGCCTGAAAAGATAGAGCAGTGCCTGCACTCTATAACCGGCATACTGAACGTATGGGAACCTAACGACAGCGAAATGCTGAGCATACTAGGCAATCTGATAATAGGCAGTATCACGGGCATAGCTACTAAACTGCCTAAAAGCCATCACCGCGCTTTTATATCAGCTAGCATGGAAAAATTCACAATTATGCTCTACGAAAACTATGAAAATTTTATTGATAAATATGAAAAAAAACAGGTTAATCAGCGCAAGCGTGAAAACAACAGACTGAAAAAGCTTTCGAAATCGCCATGCAAATGCGCATCAGGCAAGCCGAACACTGACAGCACGTCTCTGCCGTGCCATTAACGGCCTTCATATAGCGCAGCGTCGGCGGCGAATTGGGCCCGCGCTGAAATAGGCGCATATCAATATCAGGCGGCGTCAGAGACGGCGGCGAGCTGTAAGAGCGTTTGGGTACCTCAGCCAGCAAAACTTCTATCTCTTCATGCGGCGTCGATGCCGGTTCCTCTTCGCTAGCAGCTCGCGGCGACGGGTATAAGTGTATGCCTAGACTGCCGCTAAAGGGCGTTCTAATAGATGGCGGCCATGTCATCTCTCACCAAAAAAAAACGGTTTTTCTAAGCGTAAACGCCTGAATATATTCAAGCTAGCTCATTTTTTTTCTCTTTTCTTTCTTTATGTCTTGCGTTAAATTGTACAAATTGGTACCATTAAGCCATAACCAATAACAAGGGAAACAAGATGAATACACAACAAGCTTCACAAACGCTAGTCACCCACATAGCTAGACCATATGATTCAAAATGCAAGTGGTGGCAAGCAGAAATTCCTCAAAATTTAAGCGTTGCTAATTTAGAAGATGAAAGACTTGTTTTAAAATACTATAAATCAGGTCAAGATTTAGAATTGCCGGTCGGAAAACTTTTAATTGATTCAGAACAAAACCACCACCGTAGAAATAGAGGTTTTTCTGTGCAAATAGGCCTTGTTACTGAAAACGGTTTAGATTGGCTGATGCCTAGTTTAGAAATTAAGAAATTTATTAAATCAAAGGGACATATTGATTTAATGAAAGGTAGCGGTGAGGTTGCGGCTGTTTTTAGAATTGCTTTATATCTAAGGCGTCAAGAAAACATTTTTGAATCTTTTAACGAAATAAAATCAATTTAAGGATTTATCATGAATTATGAATCGATATCAGCCGGCTATGAATCTCAATCAGCCGCTCTATGGGATAGTTTAAATGCCCCTCAATGTGAATGCTGTAGCTGGTGTAAGAATTATATCCCGTCCGCGTTAGCTTGCTACACGGAAATAAACGAAAATAAAGTCTTCTGCTCAACGTACTGTCGAGCTGAATGGGTAGAAGAAAACGCTTGGGAATATGAGAAGTAAAAACAAAAGGCTTGCGCTAAATTGTACTTTGCGGTACAATTTAGCTATAACCAACAACAAGGGAAAGAAAATGAAAATCTACAAGATTGAAGGCCACGAAGTAAGAGAGATAGAGTCAACAGATAATTCTTTCCTGTATTACATCGAAAGTGTTGGCCAGCCGAATCGAAGAAAATGGATTTGCAAAGTTTACTGCACCGAAGAAAATAAAGTCATCGAACTTAGTTTTGTTACCATTAAAGAAGCTCGTGAATCTTTAAAAATGTTTGGTTATAGCTACAAAAAAATAGCATAAATGAGGGGCGCAAGCCCCCTTCAATAAAGGGACGCCATGAAAAGAATGTTGAGTTCAGAAGTACGCAAAAACTTCAAAGCTGTGCTCGATGACGTACACTACAACAAACAACCCGTGTACGTGACTTCACACGAGCGAGAAATTGGCCTTATCGTGCCTTTAAAGTACGCTGAGATAATAGAAAAGCTAGTCAAGGTTGAGGCAGAAAAAGCAGCGCTTGAAACGTTAACCAATAAGGGCCTCTCATGAGAAAAAGACACCACCACCATGAGCACCAACAGCAAGCACCAAGAGATAGCGGCGGCTCTCGTGAGCTTATAATCTCTGTAGCCATTCTTATGGTCACAACGCTAGGCACCACAATACCACTTTACATACACAATGCCAGTCAAACAGCCGCTCAGATAGAGGCTATTAGGGGGGACGTAAAGGCAGTGCAAGACGAGGTAAGAAGCTTTCATAATGATATGCGAGATTTTCATGGCCGTTTAATTTCCATAGAAGAAAGGGTTAAAAAATGAAAACTTTTATATTTGCGATTTTGCTATGTCCTAATTTTTTGATAGCTACTCCTTATAACGTGCCCCAAGAAATTGCTTGTAAAATCATTCATGAAGCTCAAAAAAAATATCCAACCGACTTTTGGATGCAAGATTGTTTGATAAAAAAGAACATTGAATCTTATAAAAACGTTGAAGAAATGAAAAAGCAATTTGGGGTTGAATAATGCAAAATTTTGAAGATAGAATGTTTCACCTTATACTGATGGGTTTATTTGTTATGCTATGCTTAACATGCTTTATGTTGCTAATTTTTTCTATAGCTGCTTTTAAAGAACTCTTTTAACGGGAATTATTTTATGAGAAATTTATTTGTAGAAAGACTTGTCAAAAAAATGCAAATCGATAGTTGTAAAGAGGAATATAATAGAGCTTGCAAAGAATTTTGTGAATTAGAAGATAAAATAAATTATATAAAAAAAGAGATAGAAGAAAAGGAAAAAGAAATTCAAAAATTTGAAAATGCATTGTTTTATTTTGAATCTGAACTGAAAAAAATGACAGGTGTAAAAGATGAATAAAGGCGGCTTCAGTTGGCGCCGATTTTTCGGCGTATCAGCATCGCAAGCGCGGCTAAGTCGTAAGATTGGCGTGCCTATCTCAAAGAGCGGGCGGCAACAAAAGCTAGGCCGTGCTAGAGCTGGCAAACAAGGACTGCTTGCGTTTATCATATCTGTTTTTTTTGACTAGGAATTATGAGCAAAAAACTACGCGATATGGTCCAAGAGACAGAAGAGTTTATAGAGCATTTTGGCATTCAGGGCGTGCAAGCCTTGATTAAAGAAGTCTACGAATTCTACGAGCTTTATGACGTCGACGAAATAGATGACTGGGTGGCTCACTATGTGAAGGGCGACGCTGAAAACGTCCGCAACGTCCGCATGATACGTTCAGTATACCTAGTCTCTCGTATGGCTGAGTTTTTGAGCGGAAAATTAGTTTTAGTTAAAACTAAATTTCCAAATTTTTATAAAAGATTAGAAAAATATGTTAAAGAGAATAACATTGAGGCTTAATATGAATTTTGATAAAATAACAGAGCAATTACGTCAGCAAGTCGTTGAGGGTGAGCAAGATAACTTAGAGTTTTTTCTCGATTTAGCAGATAAGCTTGAGGTGGTAGACGAAACTTCTGCCCGTCAAGCACTTACCATGAGCCTGCAAGCGCGCAAAAAAAAGCAAGCGCTGCTAGCCAGCAAAGCGGACGCTCTGCGCGAGTACACTGCCCTAAAAGAGAAAATCGCTGAGCCACTAAGAATACTTGAGCTAGTACTATCACGCATTGAAGTTGAGCTCATTCATAAGCTCGGCGCCTACTATCGAGACAGTGAGGTCGTGATGCAAGTCGATGACGGCTCTATGCGGACAGTATCGCGATGGGACTATGTGGTAACAGATATAGGCGAGCTACCGCCGCAATATCTTTGCGCCGATAAGGCGGCTATCGATAGAGCGGTCAAAATGGGCGTCCGTCATATTCCAGGTGTAACAATTTTTGAAACAAATGAACTAACAATCAGGGTTAAAAACTAATGTTAAATTTTTCAATGCCAAATGCTCAAGAAATAGAGCAATTAATAAACTTTTGCAAAGTGATGGCCTCATCGCCATTTTACCAAAAGCTAGGGCCGGGCGGCGTGATGGCTATCTATCTGACAGCCAAAGAGCGTGACCTGCCATTTATGGCCTGTCTTAATGGCGGCCTGCACTCAGTAGACGGAAAAATCACGTACTCAGCTCTCATGATAGACGCGCTCATTATGAAAGCCGGCCACAAGACTAAGCTACTGCGGCTAGACGAAAAAGGTTGTACTGTCCGCTTCACGCGCGGCGACCGCAAAGGCGACGCCGATTATGAGCCTCTAGAGTTTAGCTATACGCTTGAAGATGCTCGCATCGCTGGCTACCTAAGCAAGAACAACTGGAAAAACAATCCTAAGCCGATGCTGTATAGCCGTTGTATCACTGGCGGCGCGCGCATTCATATGGCTGAGGTCATGGTGGGCGTGCTGGTGCAAGGCGAGCTTGTTGGCACTGACAGCGACGGTGACATCGCGCCTCAAATGCCTGAGCATATTGCTACCAATCAGCTACCAATTTCTACCGGATCGATAAAAGAGATTGAGCACCAACCTAGCGAGGGGTTTCAGGATTTTTTAGACAAGCATGGCATTAAATATTTAGGCGAAACGCCGTCGCCTGCGATGCAATACGTTGAAAAGGTAGCCGCCTTAACGCGTAAAACTGAGATCGAGATTATTAATTCAGCTATGGGAAACGAGACTGGATTTATTAGAGCTTTTGAAAAGTGGGCAGCCGATCAGGGAAAATCGACTGCACCTGAGAGAGATATAGACGCGCACAATAATGAATCACTGCAACAACAGAATAGCAGCGTAAACGAATAACATCTAGCGCAAAGTGGCTGGCGGCTCTGTCTTTAAAGGCACGGGCTGCCAGAGTTGTTTTTCGACTAAGTCAACGGGCTTAGGCGTCCACACTGTCTCAGCGCCGACTGTTAACTGCGTTGAGCAGCTAGGTAGAAGCAGCGACGCTGTTGTCATCAATAGCATTGATATTAGCGTTTGCATTTTGTTCCTCGATTTTCTGGTTGTCGATATACTGCTGACTTCTAACGGTTAAATCTGAAAGTATCGAACACAACAAATCAATCTTATCTCTAAGCTGGCAAGTAGCAGCCTCAACGCCTATAAGCCTATGTGCAAAATCTGACTGCTGAAGCAATACACGCCTAGGCGCGCAATCTTTGACGAGCTTCTGCTGCCCTTGCTCGCCTTCCTTCCACCATACCTCAATAAAATTAGGACATTGTCTGTCTGACTGACAAACACCTACCTTAACTAGGGGGCAATCACACCCGCACGCTGTATCATCCATGATTTACTCTGTCTTCTCGCATAAAATACCCACGTGAGCAGACGGACGCCAGGTATTGCCATGGTTGTGGCCCTGTCCTCCTCCCGCTAAAGCGGTAGACCATCCCCGCAAGTCTTGATTGAGGTCAGCGCGGTAGCCTCGTACCACGTTGCCGCTTCCACTAGTTGCTCCTGTACCGTCTACGTCATGTTTGTGAGAAGGTATTTGAGCAAGCGTCAGAGTATGGCTTGTTTGCTGCCAAGTGCCTTGAATACTTCCGGGCGCTGTGTAAGTAGTGCCTTTGACAGCCAGCAAAGCGCCGCTAGTATTATCTAAAATCGTCCAACCCGCCGGCGCGGTAGCTGAGTAAAACCACATACGCGTACCAGCTACAAAACCCACGGCAGCAAAACGCAACTTATAATTATTGCCACCTCTAGCGATAAGCATAATGTCGTTTTGCTGCGGCGTACTCGGTGACTCTGTATTCAAAAAGGAAAAAGCAGCCAGGTTTATCGTTCTTACAAGCGCAACTTGTATTTGTTTATCGACTAAGCCTTGACGTATGAGCATAATGTCGCTGTCTGCGGCACTCGTAGCGACTGGTAAGCCAGGTAATTGAATTGTCATTGTATACCTACGGGGTTGCTACGGCTTTGGTCTGTCCGCAAACGAGTACGTTGTTAGGTCCTGAACCGCCGCTTATAGGGACGTCTGGGCCAACTATAGGGTTTGAGGGTATGTCTAAAACGTTATTCTGTTTATAAGCGAAATTAATGGTGCCGCCATTATTAGAGCCTATAGCAAAAACGTAGTTGGCTGGTACGGCTATGTCTACGGCATACAAAATGCAAAGCGAAAAACCAGCCGGTGGCAATGGAAATAAACCCACGCCTGTCGCCCCTGCCATAACCTCAAGCTTTTCTTGCTGAATCAAATAGGCGAGATTCCGATAAGTCCACCGGGCCAACCAGTTGAGCCAATTACGGGGCGGAAACTCTTTATAACTCCATCCAGCAAGCTGTTTTTCTGGCGGCGGGTCAACCACGTTGTAGTTATTAACTATTGGCTCAAGTTCGTCTTCTTCGGCCCACATGGGCAGCGTTGTTGGTCTCTGAACCATCTTAAACCTATTATGCTGGCGGTAAGTTGCTGTTTAAATAAAATACTTCGGCTAGCTGTCCGGCTCCATCGGTAAAAACACTATAGTCAGGAAAAGCCTCAGCTAAATAGCCCACTTCTGCGGTGAAAGGTATGCGGTTGGCATTAACCTGCAATAAATAGTTAAATACTCCGTCCGTGACCTGTAAATTGTCCAGCACTGCCGGGTTAATGGTATCTGTGACAACCAGCAAGCTAGGGACAGGATCATTACCAAAGATAAAAGGTATAGGAACACCCATACTCGCCGTTATCGGGGCATACTGAACGCCAGCAGGGCTAACTTGGTGTATAGCTTCCACAACTTCGCAAGGTGGATCTGGAAAAGTCAGACCGTCCGTGTATAGCTGAAAAGCTGCTGGGTAAAGCTCATGATACCACACATAAGTAGCGTTAGTGAGCGTATAAAGCACCTTAATTATTTCTTCTGGCGTACCATTAGAGGCATTAATAAACGCCTGAAAGCGCAAGCGCTCGCGATAATCTGCATCGCTCTCGCCCGGGTTGCGCGGTAGCCCAAGAATTTGGCCTATTCCGTCTAACTGTACCCCTTCAGCACTGTTTAGCCAGCGTTCAGTATAGAGCTGCCAGTTAACGTCTTCAATGCCCTGCGCCTCTCCCACCAATGCCGTTATAAGCTTCTGAAAGTTCGTGGCGCTATCATCGCGTTTGGTCTCCTGAAACTGAGCAGCTAGTAGACTTATAGCGCGCTGTACGTGGTTTGTGATTTGTACCATTAGGCTACCGTCACTATGATGCGTACAAGGTCCCACGCTGACACTTGGCTGTCACCGATAATAATGTCTGAGCTTCCATAGACAGGGTTGCCGTCGGGGTCTGCTGTCGCTGCTATGGTCATCGTGCCGCCGGCTATGCCCGGAACTTGGAAAATCTGAGCAAGTACACGCTGCAATAATACGTCTGTACCGATGCCTAGAGAGTTACCATAAGCCAAAATCGCGTCCTTGACTTGCTGAATGCCATTGAGAGGAAAAGTCTCGCCAGAGTAAAGCTGCAATTGTACTTGTACCCATATATAAACGGGCTGAGCACGGCTGAAATAAATATAATGCTGAGTACCTTGTGAGTCGATAATCGGGACTCCGCCGTAGTCGTTGACGTTACCAAATGTTTGAATGCCAGCGGGTTTTACCTGCCAGATTTTATCAGCAACAGTTTGGTTGCTTCCGCCTTGCACAATCGCTTCAAAACTCTTCGGTGGTCTACCGATTAAAATCGTACTCTCTGGCTGACTGGCTCCTAGCGTGACATCAAACACGTCCACGAATATCTCATCGCCCGGAACTGTGTTAATAGTTAACGTCAAGTTATTCACGCCACCCACTGTTGCGCTGGCTACGCCAGGAACAGCCATAATTTTATTGGCTACCAGTTGCATGGTCGTCAAATGGTCAGTCGTGAATACCGTGTTCGTGAGAGCGTTGCCGTCTATAGTGACGCTCACCACGTTAGCAGTAATAAGCTGAGTGCTCAGCGTAATAGTGGTCGGCTCCTGCGTCATTGTTACGTTTTCGAACACATAAACGGCTGTGACACCAGGCACTTCCTGCAATATACGCGCGCGGATCGATTCAAGCGTGGCATATCCTAGGATACGCAAAGAGCGTGCCTGTCTAAGCCTAAGCTCTGCATCAGTCTCTCGGTCTCTTCCGGTAAGGCCTGCCTCAAGGTTATTAACTGAAAACCAACCGTTAACTGGCGTAACAATCTCAGTGACGCTGTTGGCTGGCGCGGCTACCGGTCCAAATGCCTGCGACAGGAAAATGCCAGGACTTGAAAGATTATTCAGATTTAGGCCATCGCCAAGACTGACAGAAAAAGATGCCGACGTCTCGTCTGCGTTTACCGTAAACGTTGGTGTACCATCATAAACAGCCGTAACAGGCTGATTACCAAAATTGATATTTGCGGCCAGATTTTCAGCGACATTCTCAAGAAAAGCCGGCGCACTATAGGTATTAATGCTATAGCTTGGCTGACTGACACCGCCGCTTATCATAACAGGGCCAACTGTCAAATATTTACCCACAACAGGCGTCACAGTGATTGTGCTGCCGTTTGGCGCTCCTGTAGCTAAAACGTCCGGGTGAGTAGCAATAAGAGTTGCTAGTGCAAAGTTCGTGCTAGAAGAGCTGCCCGCATACCCAATGGGTCCTAACGTAGTCCCATTTACTATGACAGAGATAACGTTGCCAGTTACATAAGACCCTGTAAGTAAAAGCAAAGGCAGCGCATACCTAAACGGCTCGCCATTAATGAGAACCGTATAAACCTGAGCTAGCAAGTCTGTCGCGGTAATGGCGGCAAAGTTTGCATTCGCATTTGAAATAACAATATCAGCGGGATTGTAGAAAATTGTATTTGTGTCAGGTATTTTAATCTGGCTGTTGGCTGGTATCAAAGTGCCATTGTTACCAAATACCGACGCTGTGACAATAGTCTGCGATGCTGGCAGTCTTGTCAGTCCATTTAAAAGCACAACATTATCTAAAGCTATGCCTTCGGCGCTGTTAGGGTACTGAGAGAAATAAACGTCCTCTAAATTCTCCCAAATATCAGCTAGAACTTTGCTGTAAACGCCAACGAGCTGACCGAAAACGCTCTGCGGCTCGACGTTTATCTCGCCAAATTGTGCCTTAAGAGCATTTTCAAGGTCCTGCTGAATGTTTGGCAGTCTCTTTATCCTAAAACCTGCTGGGCTTAGTCCGAATGTCATGGGAAACTCTGTTCAATTATTACTGGGCCCGCATCACTTAAAGCTGAAAACTGCAAGGCAAACTGGCGGCTTCGGTTGTCATACTGAGAAGCAAAAGACAAAATCTCACTAATACCGATAGTATTAATTATTTCGTTTTTAATAGCACTCTCGACGTTAATCTGGTTAGGACTTTTGACAAAAATAGACTGGTAAAATGGCACGCCTACGCCAATGTTTAGGAACCACTCACCTAAAAAGAAACGTAGACGTATGCCTAGGTTTTGCGTGATTTGATCAACGTCGTCGACCGTAGAAAGGTCAAAATTGGTTATCAAAAGGTCATGCGTAAAAGGATCGAGTGTAAGATCTTTCATATCGTGCCCTGTATGCTAGTTAGAGCGGGCTTTATGACAGTTGTGAGTGTGGCGTTTAAAGCTGTCCATGCTGGCGAGCCAGCCGGCAGAGCTGTAATAAGCAAAGTATTGGCCGTTACCAGCGCGTCTATTATGAGTTGAATTTGCTGAATGAGTTCGACACCTGTCAGACTGTTACCCATCGCAACAAGCGTACCGTTCAGCTTCGCTGTGCCTGAGCTTTTAAGCTCTGCACCAGCGGCACCGCTGGCAGTAAGTGTGCCGCTAGCGCTGATATTAATATCGCCTGTAGAAGTGATATTTGTGACTTCCGTACCCGAATTGATTTGTATCTCGCCCGCTTGCGTTATTCTTATCTCTGAATCGCCATATTTTATGACCAAGTCCTCATTATTCAAAGCCGGCATCTGGCTACCGAAAGGGATAAGGCCCGGTATAGCTATTGCATCAGACAAAGCGAACTTTCGGCGGTCAATCGGCTTCTCGTTAATACCTAGACGCTTCCACTCTTCTAAACTGCGCTCAGAGAACAGCAATAAGCAAAAATCGCCCGCGTTAATCGGAAAAGTAAAGCTGGCTAGGCCTGATACTGGAAACACCACTGGCACTTTATGAATGACCGGCAATTGCTCTGTAGTACCGTCAAAGTAGTTTTTATTGATAGAGGGCTGTACCGATGCGCTACAATCGCTTGTATCAAAACTCACAATTGTGGCCGGCATACAGGTGTGTACGTTATTCAGTTGGTAGCCTATCGCGCCCCTGACTGCGTCTGAAATAGTTGTCATACGATTAAAACGACCTCAAAATCTGAATACCAGTCATTGCCATAAGTGTCGCCCACGTGTTTAGCTGAGTAGACTCCGAAAGTACCTGAAGGCAGGTCTACTCGTCTAGAAATAATATTAACCTTATCTCCGGGTAGTATCTGCGGGTTTAGAGTCGTCCGGACAACCCAACCATTTTGCGCTCCTTGCGTATAGAGATACTGGCGCTTATAGGTGTATCGCTTGGGTATACCTATCATGCCAGTCTCGGCATTGATAAGAAAAGGCGGTCGCTGAGTGCTACCAAATAGTGGCAGTATATGCAAGCCTTGATTTTGTACGGTTGCCAGTAATCCCACGCGAGAGCAAGCCATCGCTAATAAATCCTTAGCCATCCCACCCTCAGAAAACCCGTACTCGTATACAGTGCCAGGTGGGATAATCAGTTCTATGATAGGCAGCCCCATCAAACGCGCTATCTCTCTTATGACAACCTCGACAAGCGTGCCCGGGTCGAAAGAGACTTTTATACGCACGTTGTTGAGGATCTTATCGCCTTCACCGCAATCAATAGTCGTAACTATGTCAGGCATGTCATACGAATGCTGCACAAGCGTACTATCGCCTATAAAAAGTACTTGCGGCCCTGTCTGTTCCTCATAGCCAGCCGAAAGATTAATGCGGTCGCCAAAATCTTTCAGAAGATTGCGGTTGTCTTGGCTCAAATTCCAAACGCTAACGCTGCAAGTGTTTGTCGCCCATCCTAAATTTTTCTGCACCGCAAAGGCTATTCTGAGTTTAGAAAAGCTGACCGTGCCTGTATACCCGTTAGGGCCAATAGTAAGAGTCTGACCTGCCACGAATTCTTTGGTAAGGTCTATGCGAACGTTTGCGACGCGGCGAAAATTGGTCATGCGTCAAACTCGCCAGCTGAATAATAGACCAGTTCCGTTACGTCGCCCATGTCATAGCGTTTTATTTTGGCATCGCCGCCAATCAAATTTTGACAGACAATGTCTCCCGGTGGAATGCCTTCGGCGACATAGGGATAGGTAAGGTTGTAGTTAACGACAATCTTAATGCCTAGCACAATAGGCTCAAGGTCTCGCGTGAGTATTTCCATCGACCAGTACTCATTGAGCGCATTCCAAGCGAAAGAGAGCACGTAGTCTTGAGCGTCTAGGTTTATCTGCTCTTGCCACTGTGAAGGCGATTTAAACGGGATAAATTGCATTATAACATCCCTTGAATGAATGCTTTAATCGTGAGCACGCGGGCCACGGCTGCTATAGGCACCGGTATCAAAGACTGAAGGCCAGCGTTAATACCGCTTGACGCTTGGTCTTTTAAACTACCCGGCGGATCTCGAGCGAGCAAAGGAAATATCGAATCTGGCGCTACTTGGTCGCGAGATATACTGTTTTGAGGGCCACCAAAGGCATTACCGTTATTTAACTGCACCCTTACGCTAGTGTCTAAGGTAACTTTCTGTAGCTCTATGGTAAAGGTAAGCGATTGGCCTGTCGTAAGATTTCGGGGCACGTCAAGAGACGTGATGGCCATACTGTCATAGATTTTCAGGCCCGTGATAACGGTGATAAGCTCGCGCTTCTGTTGAATCTCTATAAGGCGGTTAAAGACGTCTACGGACCTATTAGGCAAAGAAAGAATAGATAAAGGGGTGTCGGTGACTAGCGCTTGAAGAGTGAGTGTGTCAGGCTCGTTAATAATATGGTCAGAGACAATCGTGCCGTCCTCAACCGGGTAGTTGGTCACGCGTGAATTGTAGCGATGCTGTTCTGTGATAGTGACGTCTAGGTCTATCGTTCCCACGCGAGGTGACAGGTACTTTTTACCATATAATAGGCTCAGAACCATTATTCGACCTGCGGGTTATTATTCATGATCTGTCGAATAAGAGGCCCGTAAAAGCTCTCTAAGCTCTGTACTGTCCTCTCTGATATCTGCTGAACTTGCTCATCTGCTGTACCGGGCGCCACATTAATATCAATGTTGGCGGTCATATTCATACCCGGCGCTGCTGGTGGCGTGCTGCCCGTGAGATAATCGTAAGCTCCCACTGCCGCTGCTGGTAAAACACCAAATATACCGCTTGAAGCTACACCCTTGGGGCCTTTTGAAGCTTGTTCTAAAACTTTCCCGTAAAACTGAATCAGAAGATTAAGCGAGTCTGTCAAAGCTAAGATAACCGGCGCAAAGTTGGTTACAAAAGCTTGTATCACTGCTGTAAAGCTGTCGCTGATTGCTTTAAGGTCTTTTGTATACTGCTCAGCAAAAGCTTTTTGCTCTTTCAAAGCCTTGGCTTGAGCGTCGAAAGTCTCGCCTACTTGCTTGAAGGCAGCATAACCATCTTTAAAGGCGGCCGACAACCTAACGCCATCTATCTTTAAAATGTCCTCAAAAGCCTGAATGCGCAATTGCGGATCAGCTATTTGATTAATAGCGCTGACAATAGACTCTAAAACTTGTTCAGTATTCTTAAGACTGCCATCGTCATTGCGTATCCTTATATTAGGATTATCGCGCATAATTTCGTAAAGACGTCCAAAACCTCTCTGGGCATCCAAAACATCTTTATTTAAACCAGCTAATGCCCCCTGAAACTGTGTGGGGCTAATTCTAAATTGCTCTGCGGCTTTTGTAAGCTTTATAATATCGTCAAAGGCTATTCCAGTACGCTTTGACAGGTCTTCTGTATCTAAAATAAGATTGCTAACGTCATTAATAGCACCCACAACTTTACCCGCAAAAGCCGCTACTGCTGCACCTCCAAGAGCGAACTTCAGGTTAAAGTTGCTTAGAGCTTGGTTGAAGCGGTTAAGCGGTCTGAAGTCAACGTTGAAGTCTAGGTTTGTTGTTAGGGACCTTACTACTGTCATTTAAAGCCTTATGGGATTTTCTGTGTTCTGCTCGCGTGATATCCATGCGCATGTCTAAAACAGCATTAGCCATATGCAAGTCATCTAAATTCCAGGTGCTTTCTAGCTCATTTAGCGAGGCTATCTTCTCCGTAACTAGCCGCCAAATGAGCAACTCTTCTTTCAGTCTGTGAGAGATTCTGTCGGCGTACTCGTCGGCTCTTCCGTGTCCGTCTCCTGCCATAGGCTCCCAAAACCTCTCTCCCCGAAAAAAGAGTCAAAGTTCGTCTCCAGTACAAACCAGAGTATTTTCATAAGCGAAGGCAAGTCGCCAGCAAAATGCATATCTACCGCTTCGGGCCTTAGCTCTTTACCATCGCATCGCACTCCTTGCAATAGCTCAGCCACGAGAGTCTCATAGGTAAGCTCGTCCATTTGAGCTACCATGCTCATAATAGCGCTAGAGATAGCGCTTTGGTCTATCCCTAGGTTTAGCATGGCGTTGCCATTAGCCCCTTGAATAATAGTCGGCCTAAATAGGACAGCAAAAGCCGGTCCAAAAATCTTAACCAGCTTATATTGAAGCCGTAAAGCCCTGCGTGCCGGCAGCTGTGTGACGGCATACAGGTGGCCGTTAATCTCTTTTTCGCGTGTCTCTATCATACGAGAGGATTGCCTCCGACAAACATGTCAAAGTCGGCTAGATCGAAAATCCATTCACGATTACTCAGAATATTAGAGTACTCGACATCTGGGATTTTGCGAACCCAACCGGTGGCACTAAAAAGTACTGTAGTACCGCTAAGGTCCTTTACTTGAATTGGAACAACGCCGCCGTTGCTCAGCTCGTCCAACAGAGCAAAACCGCTTAAAGCGTCATTGCTTGGCGAGGTCTGAGTAAGAGTCAGTGTTAGAGTACCTGAGCGATTGTTGCTCTTAACACGCGTAGTGAGTCCGTCCGCGCCTGTTACCATGCTGTATGCGTCTACCGAACGAGTTAAGAGAGCAAAAGTGCCATCAGCGTACCCGCTCATAGGCACTCCGCCAATTGTTATAACCACCTCAGCGGGGTCAAAAGTAGCTAGAGCCATATTATATACCGCCTTAAACCGTTACTGTGCCGTTAATTCTAACGGCGTGAATCGCGCCGCTGAGAGTCGCTTGAAAACGAACATTTCTTAAAATTCTGTTTGCCTTGTCATTGCCGGGAATATCTGCGGCCCGTGGTACTGTCACAATAGGCGCTGGATCTTCTGCAATGAAATTTCTATCTATGCCTAGCTGAATAGCTCTTCGCACTTCTGCTTCAATAACAGCGATACCGGCATCAGTGTAAGGCACTTTATTATTGTTGACTAAGACTAGGTACACGTAGCTTTGAATGGTCGAGGTTAGCCAGTCAATGCCGCGAATAATATCAATGAATTCGCCAGCAGATACCGTGCCGTTTTGCGTGATAGCACGACCACCAATAAGCTCGTAAGTGTTAGCAAATTTGCCTAAAGCGTTGTTGCTCTGAGTTGTGCTAAGAGCTGAGTAAGGAACACCTCTAAGAGTTTTAAATTTCCAGGTCTCAGAGCCAGGGTCAAGCGGCAGCACGCGACCGAACCAAGCGCACTCAGGATAGTCTGAGTCAGCATCTTGGTGGTAGAGTACAAATGTACGGGCGTAGCCAAGGTTAGCAAGCTTGCCAGCAAGCGAACTATTCTCGCCAGGCTCCAAATTTATGATGCCTGACTCATCGGACGCTGTACCAAAGAGCTTAATGCGGCTCTCTACCCATCCCGCAATTGATAGGACGGTCGCTTGCGTCCGGTCCGTAGAAGCTAGCGCGTACCAGTTAGGATTGGCAGATTGTATAGCGTCTAAATCATCTGTTACGCTTCCTGAAGGCTGTAACGTCTCTACTCTTAGACCGTATTGGCTTTGCAATATACCATCAGAAACTCGCACGTTAAAGCCGCTGCCGGGCGTACCCGATGAAAGCGTCAAAGTGCCGTCTAGGTTGTCTGTTGCGTCGACAGGTATGCCTAACTCAGCAAGCCTAGCTGTCAAGGCAGCTACGAGAAGAGCCGCAATCTGCTCGTTAGTCTGAACGCCTGCCGTGGTTGTGATAGTGACCGGCTGGCCGTTGACGGTGACAGTATAGTCAGTACTTGGTTGAGCCTGAGTTACCGTGATATAGTACTCGTCTGCGTCGCCAGAAGCGATACCGGTGCTTACTGTAAGAGTATACGGCACGCCTGTCACGTCGGCTGCTAAATCAAAGGTACCGTCTCCGTTATCTGTAGCTGTGACGCCAAGGTCAGGCGTGTAAGCATTGATAGCAGTGACAAGCATCAGAGAGACGCTCTCTTTGCTAGCTGTCTGTGTAGTAGTTGTGACTGTAGCTGTCGGCTGACTTGCGCCACCTGTAACAAGCGGTACTGGCGAAAAAAGAGCGCTAAAACCAGGATCGGCCGTGACTAATAGAGTCCTATTGTTCGGGTCTGCCGGGTCTAAAATAACTGAATCAATATTAGGGGCCGCCTCTATCACGTTTGCCCAATCTGTCATAGTGGCAATTTGCCCGCTAACGTTATAAGGAACAGCAGCCAAGTTGTTGCCGTTTAAAGTGGTAGCTATGCTATTGCTAGCCACAAAATCAGCGCTCATAACAATTTTGCTGTTAAAAGTCGTCGGCGTTGAGTCGGCAACCGTGACAGCTGTACCGTTAATTGTTACGGTATAAGACTCCCCGTCTAGCGCTGTGATCACGCTGATGCTGGCATCGTCAGCTGTACGGCGACCGATAGCGATTTGATCGGGCGTAATGTCTTGGCTAAACGTATCTTGTGCCGCGATATATTCGGGATCACTCGGCGAAAAGTCTGCCGCTACCCCATCCATATTGCTATAGAAACGGATACGCTCGTTAAAACGCTTGCTAGTGCCTAGGATCATAAGAGTACCAAAGCCCTGCTCAGGTATGCCTTGGGTGTTCCTAGTTATTACCACGTTTACAATATCACTTAAAGGCATCGTCTCACTCCTAAGCGGGTGGAATTAAGTATGTCTCATCAAAAATTAAAACTTCTGCGGCGTCGAAATATTGCTCTGTAAGTTCGACGGTTGCTATGGTGCCAAGCGCCTCGGCATATTGCTGTCCTATTCTAAAACTCAGGTCTAGTCCAGCGCGCGGCTCGAACCGTGAATCAATCAAAGTCGTTAAATCGATAATCGGCTGCTGAGCAAAATAAACTAGTCCGCTAGCTCTAAGCGATGCCCGGACCGTCTCAGCCTGCAAGGTAGTCCGTAAATTCTCAAGCATTTGCATCGCGGTTGAGCCGTATGCCTGCACGCTTAACACAAATTCCCGGTCGCCTTTCAAAATTACGTTGCCGGGGTTGTCTATCGGTCTAGGTATATAATCCCAACCCATCTGCGCAAAGCTTTGAATGTTCAAAGTCAAATAAGGCACTTCGGGCCGGGGCGCGTTGGGGTAGTACCATATAACCGGTGTATTTAAAGGGACCGCTGCTTGAGCCCACGCATAAAGCGAGTCTTGAAGTGTGTTGAAATTGATTGTCATGGCAGCGGGTGCAACCTCATCGCCAAATATTTATAGTGGTTAACAATATTAAAATTAGAGTTGTTTTGCCATGTGTTTATTTGAACCACTTCAAAAACTAGCCCCGTGAAAGGCCCCTTAAGGACAGTAACTTGATCGGGGTTTTGTAGCGGGTTTTGCGGCTCGATACCATAGATCTGCGTCGACGTATACATCTTATAAATCTCAGAGTCACGCCGTCCTTCTGGCAATAATTCGACTTCTTGGCCCTTAGTCGGCTGTATGCTGGCGGTAGCGGGTATAATCGTAAAACCGTCTAGCTGTGAAGTGGTTGGCTGGCTAACGCCTCCGGTAACGCTAAAAGCTGTTACGGCTGCCAAAGCATTAGGATAAGGTATGATCTGCAATTGTCGACTAGCGCTTAGTATAAGCACGTCCTGAATACCGGGCACGGTCACTTTAATGAGGTTAGCTATCGCTAGCATAGTCGCTGCGTTGCTGGTATTAAACGGCACAACAACTGCGACACCGTTTATCGTCGCGTTAAACACGTTACCCGTAATTAGGTCCGTGCTAATAGCTAAACGAGTACCCGTTATCCATTTTCCATTAAGAAAAAACTCGTTAGAGAAGCGCCGTATCTCTATAGGGCTACGGAAAAATTCAAATGGGGTGCTCATCGTTGTACCACGTATGTTATAGAGGCCACCATCTGGCCAAAATCGATAAGCGGCTTGCTGCTCTTTTTAATAGCGATTGTCCGCGGCGAGTTGGGCGGCGTAGTGATCTGACGGATCTTCTTGCGCATGAGGTCCGCCACGAAAGTCCCAACTAGTCCAAGGGCCTTATTAGCTGTCGTTTTGCCGGCTGTAACTTTGCTGTACTCGCCATAGATAAGCGCTTGAATTCTATTCAAATTCTCGTCGAAAGAGGTACGCATAAACGAGCGCTGCGGTATTTTATCGGTGCCAAATTCGTTTTGCGCGGCTATTTGAGCCATGCTAAGGCCTGCGGGCTTAATGCGGTTGCCTTTGGTTTGAGTATGTGTGACTGTTGTCTCTTGAAAGCCTATGAGAACCTTAGCTTTTCTGAACCGGGCAATCTCTGCCATTATGGCAGCATAACCAAGGTCCTTATCAACAACACGGCCCGTACGGCGTACCATAAAAGGGCCCCCATGCTAGTGTGCCGGGCAATCTTGAACAACCGGTCGCAACAATCGGACCGGCCTTTATTTGTCTTCGCATCATCTCGAAAGCTTTGCCGTACGGGGAAAGTCCGAAAAAGTTTTCGGACGCTGATACGGCGTAACTTACTGAAAGCTCACCTTCTGACATACTCGACACTGCACCAGTGGCGGGATTGGCTGCAATAGTCAGATAATGCGCTAGAAGATTAGCCAAGGCTAGGGCGCCCCCACAACACCATAGCCTTGGGTTGTAAAAACATCGCAATTGATCTAAAAGCACGTAGTAGCTGTTAAGCTTTGCCGGGTCGTCTGTTACAAATTGCGGTGCTATTAAAAATAGTATGTCTATGACTTGCTGATTTGTAACATTTGAAGGCTGTGCCATATATCCTACAAGTTCGCGAGTTGTTGTTTAGCCGCATCAGCTACGCGAGCACGGCCGTCATTAGAAAGAGCTTCTAGCTGTGCTTTATCTGTCATGTCTGCGATTTTTTTGATCAACTCGCGTTGAGACAGGCCGTCCAAATTATCTTCTTCGTCAGCTTTTTGAGCTGGCGCTTTTTCTAGTAGCTCGGGCTCTTTGCGAACTGTGCCTGTCACCTCAATCGGTGAGCTAGCCACATACAAAAGTCTCTTGCTCACATAGTCCTTGAAGACAGGATGCGCGCTGAGACCTTTATACTGAGCGTCAGATAGCTCATTGTCGCCAGGCATAAGCCTAACAACGGCAGCGCCGTTGATAGGCCAAGTCTGTATATTTTTACCTGTATTAGTAACAGTAGCCATATTATGCCTCCTAGATACCTTGACCGATATTTACTGAGAGAGGATAGAAAATAGATACGCCACCGAAACGCGCTTCGCAATTGATCACAAACTCTAGGTTACGTTCTTGCGGTGGGTACTGCGTGAACGGCATAGGTAGCTCCATAACCAATTTATTAGCGCTCATGTCATAAGCGATCATAATGTCTAGTCCGGTCGGTCCTGCACCCGCTAGCTGCGGTACGGGAATAACTTGCTCTACATAGGGGTTATTGAGCAAAAAATAGTTCAAAATAGTCGTGTCGCTAGTCGCTGAACGCGGTGTAGAAGCGATATACGTGTATTGATCAGTTGGCAATAGCACAGTATTAGGCCGTTCAACACCGTTAGAGTTAACGACAATCTGGTTAATCAGCGAGTTCAGGTCACGCAAAATTTGATCAGGCGTTTTGGCTGACCAGAAAGTGACGTTACCCACGCCGTCAGCCGGGACCGTATAAATAGGTACGTTTGGGTTGTTTAAAAAGCCTGTAAAGCCACCGGGTACGTTACCAACAAACGCAAGCGTGTTAATGGTTTGCATGATAGCTCTGCGAGCAGCTTCTGCCTGCCTGAAAGGCAAGTCCAAGTTAGCCAGCTGAGCCGCGCGGATCTCTTGATGAGAGTAGCGATAGCTTGCACCGATAGACTTGATCTTTTGCATCATATTGAAGCCTTGCAAGTCTGCTGCTGGCAGGTCGTCCGCATATGATTCGATTATGCGAGCGCGGCCAGTAGCTTGGTATGCCATATAACTGACATACTCAGCGCCCGGGGGCACATCGGTAGAAATAGGCAGTACGTTGAAAGCCTCGAGAGCCGGGTACTCGTATTCGTAAACCTTGCTCTGAATATATGTCAGCTGGTTTGCGAAAAACAAAGAGCCTACGGCGTCTAAATTGACACTGTGAACTTGTAGCTTGGTCATTATTAAGCCCTTAAGAGAGAGTTAGTTCTAATACTGCGATGCCGCCGACTGTGCCGTTGCCTTCGCGCCATTTTGCTGAGGTAGCTGGGATTAGCTGGCAAGTAGCGCTGTCCGCGTCGCCTCTAAAAAGCCCTAGTGTTTGGTTTAGACCATTGCCAGTGAAACGAACATATACTGCACTTTCAGCTGTAACAACAGTCTCAGGCACAACATAAATGCGGCCCATAGTCAAAACAGGGACCGGATCACCAGTGTAGTAAGGCTCTTGACCGGCAATTTCCGGGTCGTTGCTAGGATTCCACACATTCATCTTGTTATAGACCAACATTGAAACACCGAAGAAAGCACCGAAAGCGCTGTCCGTCGTTGTCACTGTAGCTTGAGACGCTCCACCAGTAACTAAGAATCCTGTGACAGTGATGCTAGTACCGTTATCGCTCATAATTGTAATGGTCCGATTATTGGCACCCCCTACAACAGCACTCGCAATATTTGGCAAAGCTGCAATCTCTGCGGCTATGGCATTCATTGTGGCCAAATGCGACGTAGCAAATACGACCGGTGTAATAGCCACACCGTTAACAGTTGCATTAACAGTATTTCCAGTTATTAAGTCGGCTGAAAACACGTTGACAGACTGGTTAACGCGTGGGTAGTTAACCACATAGTCTTGACCAGGCGACTTACATACACCTCTAGCAGCATAAATATTTTCTGCTGCAATCGGGCTTAGGTTGTTCTTGAAACAGTTGTCGGCAATCCTACCCGGTACGCCGATTGGCATATTGATAGGATAGGCATTCTGAAAAGGAAAACTCATGATATACCTTAAGATTTAACTTTTTTAAGTGATGCTTTATCCCTTTCAATCATGGCCTTGCGGGCTTGATCAGGGTCTAGCTGCTCTCTCGAGTCTGATTTAATAGATAGCTGAACGTTAGTTAGAATAGGCTGCAAATGCGCGTCGGCCACAATAAAGTCAAACATGGTCTCAGTATACACGTCAGATTTTCCGTCTAAATTGATATGCTTTTTGCTGGCTTTAATCACGGCTTTTTTAATATCCATGCTTGAGGCACTGTCTAAACGCTCTATCTCGCTATTAGGCAAGAATGCGGACGCTGTTTTGATAAGCTTTACACGCTCTGAAACGGCTTTATGAAAGTCGACGCTGTCTTTTTTCATCATGTCTTTGCTATCCATCTCGCCAGCGGTTTTCATGCTGTCGCGCTCAGCGGCCATCATATCGCGCTCTTTGCGAGCTTTCTCGAGTTCGTCTTTTTGCATGTCAAGCTCACGGCGCACTCTTTCAAGTTCGTCTGTGAGATTGCGAACGTTGTCTTCAAGGTGTCTAACGTGGTCATCAGAGTCCACGTCACCATCTCTGTCTCTATCACGGTCTCTAGTTCTTTCAATATACGCCGCCACTGGCTCGTCGACCATATAGTCTATAGCGTCTATTTTAATTTTGCGCTTGTTAGCCATCACTTTTTCTCCATCGATTTGAACTGCATCGTCACCATCTAACTTTATTCTTGCTGCTGAACCCGCTCGAGCGTTATCCACAAGCGCAAGGTGGTTGTATCTGATATTCGTCTGTTTGTAGTCGTATCGCTCACCATTGTACTCCCCTTCTTCGGGAATAAGATCCACGGTATAACCAAGCGAGAGCTCTCTGCGCCCTTGTTCCTTAACCATTTTCACAGCGTCGGCATCAGTGATAACCAGATTAGCCAATACATGGTCGCCATCTTGCTCGACTATGTCACCCGTAAAACCAACGCTTAGTCGCTTGGCGTTTTCCGCTGTAACTAGCTTTTCGTGAGGGTGTCCGTTTGTAACTGGTATAAGACGCATAGTATCAATAGCGTCACTATGAAAAACATCTTCCGGTAAACGCAACTCTTTTCTCTCGCTGCCGTCGGCATTTGCATAACTAAAAACTCCCGCGCGAGTTACAACGGCTTTTGCTCTGATATAGCCCTCGTGAGTGATATAGGCACCCCCTGCCTCCATGCAACTGCAATCGTATCTCAAAACTGTTTGGCTCATTTTTTTCTCGGGTCAAGTGAGGGGTATTTTTTATAAACCTGCGCCTTAATACACTCAGGGTCTTTAGCATTGTGAGCATAGCTAAGAGCTGATTTTGCGCGTTCTATTGTATCAATAGGATAAGAACCAGGGTTGCCGCATTTAGTACCAGCCATATTACTAGGGCTAACATTACCGTATTGTCCAACATTCGAACCCCCGGGCCGGCCCTGCAATTGCTTTTCACGCGTAGCAGTCACATCAACCCCGCGCGCTATATTATAAGAATTTTTAGCCATCTGTAAACCCTTCAATTTGAGCGATTGTTACGCATCGACATTGGACATCTCCGCCCGGATGATTTTTAGGCATTGAAGTGGTACGCTTGCGCCACTTTTTCTCTCCCGCTCTGCGGTAAACAGTCGGGTCGTCCCACCTGCAAATTAAACCGTCCATCATTCTATGGCTGGCACGTACTCTTTCATCGCCTGAAGTCTGCCACTCGTACTGCTCAATACCAAGGTCTTCTTGCCGCAATTTTGTCAAACTTGCATTTAATTTGACAGTTTGATCACGAGCGATAAGCTTGGCATGCCTACGAGAGACGCCGAAAGAGCTCTGTATTTGATCTGCAACAGTTTTGTACGGCAAGCCTTGCTGAAAACCGCGCTGTACTATTCCAGAAACTCTTTGAATTTCATCATCAACTAGAGAGGTAATTAATTGAGAGTTTTGGGTTGCAAATAGAGCCAGTTGGTCTTCAAGCCATGGCTCATGAAAGAAAACGTCGATACTAAGCAGCGCATCGGTCACTTTTGCGAACTGCACTTTATTGAAAGTGTTTATCTGTCTAGCTATGCCAAGGGCGTCAGCTTCCGTCTCGACTATTTTAGGTTGAATAGCTGTTCTAATAAATCCCATCGTCCTAAGCAGGTCTGTGAGAAAGTCATCAGTTCTTGGTTGTTCTGGCGCGGCAATATTAGCGCGAAATATAAGTTGTGGCAGCTGTGGGATTAGGTATTCTGTGATAAGCGAGCGTAATTTTGCCGTAAGCTCGTAAAGTTCGCGCGTGTATTTTCTTTCTGAGTTAATAGGAAACAGCCACTTTTTAGCCTTTAGAGGCTTGCTGCGCGCATTCCTTTTTATGAATACCTTATAAGGGTCTTGGTGGGGTTGCATCAGATAAAATAGACATTAGATTGTTCTTGAGATAAAGCGTCAGGACCAACAGTAACGTCCACTTCTTGATTTTTGGCTTTCTCATATTCTAGCTGGGCTATTTCTTCTGCGTTGTAGCCGTTATCACGTGCCTCAATATCGATCTCAGTATTCATAGACCACTTGTCACCGCCAAAGCGAGAAACAGCAACCTCGTCCGGCTGAAGCACTCCACGATCAATGTAAATGCTGTCTGTCTCTGCCACAATGCGCCTGATAGTGGCCTCTTGCTCTTCTGTATTCTGCCAGAGAGGAACGAATTTGATATTCCAGTTCTCTGGCTCAACGCCCGCAAAAGGTCCGTCTCTCGCGATGCAAATATAACGCACAAGCTTTTCTAGGCACGGCTTAAGCTTATTCTCTTGGTAGTTTTTAATCATATCATAGTAGTTGCGCACGTCACTTTCGCCGGTGGCATTAAAACCCGCTGGGCTACGACCAAAAAGCACCGTGGCAGGTATGCCAGTGACTGAGCAGACCATCAGCATAAAACGGTCAAGTATTTCTGGCAGACCTGACACGTTAGTTGAGAGCTTCTCAACTGTCTCGTCACCATCTATGACAAGCATGCTTAAAATGCTTTTCATTTGGTTAGAGTAGTTGAGACGCCTAGTCAATCCCTGCTCGCTGCAAGCATCTGTCAGGCTGTCTGAAAGCCCGGGTATTTTCATAACCGTATTGACAAAGTCCTGCACTATTGCGGCCATATTGGCCATAGTAGTGCCGTAGTTGCGTATGTCCTGAAAGATACTTGAGAGCGCGCTATCGCCCCATCCTTGATTAATCATTTGCTCGCGCGGCGGCAGTAAAGCCCAATCCATGCGCAAAACGCGTGTATGGTTGACTGCAAACGTTCTTCCAGTTCTGTAGTCGTTCACTTGGTAAATTTCAGGGTAGCCGTAGTGCTCAGAGTTTAAGTCATCGCACATAAAAGCTGTGTTAGGCATTGCTTGAAAGCGGTCAAATACCCTGAGCCACCGAATACCGTGAATGTTGAATTCATCGACCGGCTCTTCGAGCTTTCTGCCATCAGCGATTCCCATCACAATGATGGCGCCTCCGTAAAGACGCGCCCATCTGATAAGGTCTGTGAGAGCTATGACACCATAGAGCTCGTCTATATAGGCGTTTATTTCGCTGTTAGCATCGCCTTCAATAATCCAACCTTGCCGCACCATCTCTGTAGCTACCACGTCAATGATGCGCTTAGTCAGTCCATCGCCTCTGTAAATTCCATCATAAGCGCTAGAATTCCAGTTCCAACAGCTGAGATAAGTCCCGCCAGAAGTTTTATCCCTACCAGGTACGCCAAGGCCCGTAATAAGGTTGGCCCAACCGTCAAAACGTGTTTCATCGCTCATGAATTCAGTGCCGAAAAGTTGTATTTTTTCTCAGTAAGCATATTGAACGCCCCGCTTAGAGCGTCCACAATATCATCATGTGGCGCGTCCGGAAAAGATTCAAGTTCTTTAATAAAATCTTCGTTCCAATTTCCGATAACTATTTTTATGTTACCCGCCTCAGCCTGAGCTGATACGGGACTTGCGCGCGTGACTTTATCAGTACCGGGTTTTATCAACTTTACAATATAACCTTGCAATAGTCGAGCAATATGCTGCGCTTCAAATACACCGGCTTGTCCCGGGTCTTGCTCGATGCCAACCACCACACCTTTACCGTCATAAGCCGCTGTATTTTTAATAGCTTGTTGCACACCTAGCGGGCTTTCTTGAAGGCGTACCATATCAGCCACGTAAAATATGCCGTCCTCGTCTCTTTCTAACAGTATTCCGACAGTAAAGTCAGGGTCGTTGGTATCGTTTTTGCGAGTAGCAGCGCGGTCCCAATAGCGTACGGCTTTTGTCTTTTTAGGCGCGGTACGCACGAACTCAAAATAACGTCGCTGAAAATAAAGCCCCGCTGACGGTTTTATATTCCAGTTCCCATTTAAAAGCCTCTCTCTGTCTACCGTTGGCAGTGCCTGCAAGCTCGCCAAGTATCCCGGGTCCGCCTTAAGCAACTTTTGGTTATCGAAAATGCTGGCTGAGACAAACGTAAAAGACTTGGGCAGCGCGCCCTCGTACCTGTCTACTATCTCCGCTTTGGTATCAGCCCAAATAAGCTTATCGTTGAGATTGATAAACCAGCGCTTCACTCCGCTGCGCTCTGGTATGGCTAGACCTGTCCTAGGATCAATCCACCAGTCCACCAGCTCGCGAACCCATGAGTCCGCGTCGGGGTTAGTCGTAGCTCTTACATAAGGCCTAACACCGCATGCTGAGCGGTTGCGTGAGAGCAAGTAAAAGAATTGAGACCTTGTGAAATGCGTAAGCTCATCGAAAATGATAAGCGGGATCTGCGCGCCTTGCCAAGACAGAACGTCAGAGTCATATTGAAGGTGGGCGAACTTTATGCGTGAGCCGTTCGGAAAGTCCCATTCAAGCGTACTCTCTTTGGGAACTCCCCTAAGCTGATAATGAGTATAAATCTTCATAGAAGTATCCCACAAGCCGCCCTCGTTGCGTACTTGGTTGCTATTACGTCTGAATATCACCGCGCCAAAATCTGGGTTGCTAAGGTGATAAGTCGGCTCAAATAGCACGGCAAAAGTTTTGCCAGCACCAGCGGCGCCCCCGTAAATAGCAATGTCGGCATTGCTCTTGAGAAATTTAGTCTGCGGCCCCTTCTGTGGCATCAAAGGCTCGAGTTCTTTTTTCTTACTCGTCGCCATCGTCTTTCATCGGTATGATCATTGCGCCTACACTCTGCCCATTGCTGGTAACGTCCATTTTCTGCTTAACAACCCAATTTTCTGGGTCCGTACGCTCTAAGTACGCCATGCCCGCGCGCCAGTCATTTGGTATATGCTTCTGCCAGCATTCCTGCACAAATCTGCGCGCTTGCGCCATAGCCTCATCTACTTGCGCTGAAAATTCCGTATATTCATTCTCTATACCCTGTTCACGGTAGTCTGTAGCCTTTACTATCCATTCCGAAAAAGTTGACGGAGTAATACCAGCCGCAAGACAAGAATCTTTCTTTGTATTGCCTTTCCTTAAGCAATCTAAAATTATTTTTCTTTTTTCTTCCGGAACTTTTGGACGACCAACAGAATTCTCTGATTTAGGTCTAGGTTTAGGTGTAGCTTTTACTTCCTTAGGCTTAGGCCCTCTTTTTTTTGGTTTAGCAGCATCCTTGGGCTTCACTGCCTCTGTCTTCTGCTTGGCCATAATTCACTCCTAATAAACGCGTATTTCACAATCTATATTCTGCGCCCCGAACTCAAAAACTGAATCTTTTTCAGACAACAAAAGACCATAGATTGCCTCACAAAAAGTTTTGAGTTCATTGCTATCTAAATTAAATTCGCATATATCGGGCACTATAATGCGAATTCCTTTCGGTTTTTCAGATTTGCTAACTTGAATATTCATTGCTTAACCGTTGCCTAAATCCATTTTCCAAGTAGAAGCAAAACTCTTAATAATTTGGTAAACATTCCAAATATGCCTAGGAATACAAAAAGAATGCTCTATCATGTCAAAAGCTTCTACTTTATCAAAAGTCACCAAAAACCAATCGTGCCCATTTTTATCTTTAATAGGATAAAACAATAATTCAAATTGCTCTGAACCTTCTTTATCTTCTTCAAAAAGATAAAAAAGCCTTGAATGATCTGAATAACACGAATTTCTTTCATGGCATCTCGTTAGCATATCTTCAAAAGCTTCGCCGTCTCTCCATTCTAACTCAACAAAGCACGTGAATTTACCTTCGGGCCCTAAGGCAGGAATATTGATAGTGTTATCTTCAATAAGAACGGGTGGTATAATAATCAATTAAAACCCCGACGGCATAACCTATAGCCTTTTCTGTCATAGTACACGTCTGAGTTTACGTCTAGGCGCTTTGACTCTTCTGCGTGAGCCTGAAAAGATTCTACACGCTCTAAAAACTCTTGGGTGCTGTATTCTTTACCGTATTCATCATAAATTTTATAACCGTCTTTTTGTAACTCTTCCTTCCACTCCTGAAAAGTTACCGGGGTATTCTCTTCATAAGCAGCGAACACGAACGCCCACCCGGCAGAAGATTTTCCTATATGCTTTTTTTCCTTAACAGCCCCGCAACATTTGCAAGGCTCGGACTCTTGATAAAAATTTGTTCCCATCTATTTCCCTGAGTAAATCTCTATGTCTACGCCGTAAAGAGCTTCTACTTGTTTTATCTTATTCATACTGACAGGCGTCTCAAAGGCCTTGGTGTCTACAAAACTGACGTGCCCATCGGTCCAGAAAATCTGAAAGTCGCATCTATACCGAATATTACCCGGCAGAATAAACGGCACCTGCATGAGGAAAAACAACACCTCACCAGCTTCTTTCAAAAGCTTCAAACGCTGATAATAGCCTGCCTCTAGTTTTGAAGCGAACTTTATGCCATCACAATCGCACGGCTTGGCTAAAAACTTGTGCCTAGGCTTCTTTTTCTGTGACTTGATAAGGCAGTCGGTAGAACAGATCATTGTCTCTGTTGCATCGTCAACCATATACCAGCCACAAGCATGCTGCTGCCCATCCTTATTCAAGAATTTGACTTTGCATTGCTTACAAGTATACGTAATAGTCTTTTCGCGTTTAGCCATTGCCATTAAAATATTTCATTTTTATAAAGGTCATACGACTCAACCAGAGGTAAAGCATATGTCCGGCCTATTTAAAGCACCTGAAGTACTGAAGCAGATTCAAGCGTTTGGTAAAAAACTTGAAGAGCTCAAAACAGACATTCAGCTATGCAACCAAGCTCTCAAGAATACCCCGCAAGCGGGTTTAAATCCAAAGGGACCTATTTACCAAATTCTCAACACCGTTGAAGAGTGCCGCTTCTTTTTCGACCAGCTACTGAAGGCGCATAACTTGAAGTACTTGCCTATGCCAGAAGAAACAACCGACTCAGAGCAAACGAGTCCAGAAAAAAAGACAACCGAACCATCAAAAGAAAAACAACCGGCTCCCGTCAAAAAAGACGAAAAGCCGGCTGTCCGTTAGTCCGTTAACGGAATCTGTCGCCTGCCCTAGCGATTAGGGTGGGCGCTATTATACCAACAGCCATACCAGAAAAAAAACACACGCACGCACTAACCGGCGTTACTAAACGGTGGGCAATCTCTGACCATGAGCGCTCAGTAAAAAGTATCGTACACATCACTTCATTAGCCTTATATATGACGGCACAAGCTGAATTAATAGCTAACTTCATGCCACCCCCCAGCGCATAGACTATTTTATGCTCTCGCTTAAAACGTTCATGTCTTTCTTTTAGCTCTGCACTGATATTGTCTAGGTCATCAAGAGAGACCTGTATCTCTTCCAGTTTAGGGGCCATGACGCCGTTAACCCAATCATTAGTCCTTTCTACGCATGCAAGCATGGCTTTTTTTTCTTCAGGCGTGATATTCAGCCAGTCCTTTGGCTCCGGAAAATCAGAAATGCTTTCGGGTAGCGGGTCTATCTCGCGAGAAAAAGTCTGCTCAATAACGTATAATCTGCTTGTTATGCTCATTATAGGGCCTATTTATCTTGTATCAGTTATTAATGATGCTAGCATTGCGCCTAAAACTTTCGTAGCGGTCTCGCCTATTGTGATTTGAACGCCGCTGTATATTTTGGCGCCTAGATAAGAAAGGCCGTAGTAAGCCGGCCGTATAATAACGAAAAATGCCAGCACGTCAGTTGTGACGGCTATGATGCAAAGATTAGTCAGATTCATTTTATCGACTATTTCTTTTCTATCTGCCAACGACTTAAGCTTTAATTCGGCAGTAAAAATCCTAAAAAAAGGCAGTTCTTTCGGCATCTGGCTGTAAAGCTTAGCGTACTCTTTCGGGAAAGCCTTTTGAACCGCTTCGCGCCACATCTCATGCTTGTGAATGACGAAATAAAGAGTTCTGCAAGTCTGAGTCAACCGCATTAATGAGTAAATGTCGGCTCTTGGCACTATCTCTGCGTATAGTATACGGAAAGGCAACTGCTCAAGTCCGCTCATAGGGTAACCTTAGCAACTGTCAAAGCTTGAAGAGATTTTACACCGCCTTGCAACACTCGTACAAGCCCAGCCCATCCAATGGTAGAAGAGATAAGGCCGGCTCCAGTAGCAATAAGAGAAATACCAACAGATACCTGAGCATAAGTTTTGCACTCGAGATACTGATTTTGAAGCTCAGCGCACCTAGCATTAACGTCCGCCAGGGCCTTGGTGAACTGAATTTGTTGGTCAATGATCTGCTGTTGAAGCTCGACAATGCGCTCGTTTTGAGTCCTGACGGTAGAAAACAGAGCAGCTTGCTCTATTTTCCAAAGCACCTCGCCAGCCTTAAGCTGAACGACTTGCTTTTGTAGCTCGTCAATCATCGCATCTTTATCAAACGTGGGCGTTGCGTCTTTCGCTGCCTCGTTAACACGGACAGCAGTGTCTTGTACGTCCTGCTTGACTTCCACGAAAGAGCTTTCTAAATCCTCTTCGACTTTCTTAACAGCGGCTTCAAAAGCCGGCGAATGGTATGCGCTGGTTACTTGCATGAAAAAACTGCGCCTCAAGGTTGGTTGCGCAATTAATTTAGCATGACAAGCCTGTAAAGTCAAAACTTATCGCGAGGTAGTGATCTCTTTGGTTAAAAAGACCGCATCCTGTAAAAAGTTACCTGCTCCTATGGTTCCTGCAACCCATATAACTGAAACCATCGGCGTTACCGCTCCTGCGGGTAAATTGGTAGCGATACCCGTAGCCATGAATACGTCATCTAAGAAAAACACCACTGAAGTATTGGTTGCATCAACCAAAATATCTAAACGGTGCCAGGCAGTATCAACTGCTATCGAGGAATTAGAAGTGCTTCTCACGCCTCCATTAGCCGACTTAGTCACCCACTGACCGCTGTTCACAGAGTGTGTGTACTCCAAGTATACGCCGTTAGCTTGATCAGCGCTTCTAGTGTCACCTAAGCCAATGCGATAAACATAGGTATTCGTACCATCAGACAGAGCATTGATTTTAAAGATATGCGTTACTTTCGTTATGCCATTGCCAAGAACATAAGAAGGTACGACGGTTGCGCCTCCAGATATAACTCCCATAAACAGGTTCAGATCGCCTTGACCTACTGTTAGAGCGCCTGAGCTAATAATACCCGGGTGTTCATTGCTTGTGGACGCTACAGGTCCAAAAGCAATAGTTCCTGAAGCTGAAGAAACGTTTAACCAAGTCTGTTCAGAAAAAAGCTGTAAAGAGTTCGCAAAAGCTCCCACAAAATCATCTTTCATCGTTGAAACGTTGATTTGTTTAGGCAATATATTACCGCCAACAGTTAGCCAATTGCCGCCACCTATCGCATGGAAACGTTTAGAGCCATAAGCTTGGTCTATGATAACTGACGGCTGCCCGTCGATCTCGCCCCCGGCTGAATCCTGCACCGTAATGAAATTAACATTAGCCGCTCCTGTCTCATCGGCAACAGTTATTTCATAGTCGAGCATGGGCCATGCAATTTCAATGGTCCTAGCGGCCGCTGTATTTGTTACCCCGACGTAGTTGTCTTTTACAGTGGTGTAATCGTCTTCTACACGTACACCCTGCAATACATTACCCACTGTTGACAGTGCTGGCAGCAAATTAGTACCAGGATCAAATAAAGCGCCGGGGCCGGTAGCATTGGGCACTATATAACAGTCTTGAACTGTCCATCCTGTATTACCAACGGATGAAATAGCGTATCCCTCAGTTGTGTTAGAAGCGAATGAGCAATAAGCAACGGCCCCTCCGTTACCCGTGGGCTGATTGATATTATTTTCGCTGTCAGCTATGAAACTGGACCTAAAAGCATTAATAACGCTTCCGTTAAGGTTAACGGGACCTATACTAGTGCAATTAAAAAATGTTACTAAACCGCCACCTAGATCAAAGCCAGCGCCGTTAAAAGTGCAATTAATGAAATTGCACGCGTTAGCGTTCGGGATAATGAATTCTTGTTGCAAGCTGTTGGGTATAAACCAGCAGTCAGTACAACAGAGAGTACATTGGCTAGAAATATCGACCATATAGCCGCCGGACGCCTTAGCCACAATGCAATTTTTAAGGCTTATGATAGCGGCCGCCCCTGCACCTGAAAACTGCGCGGTAGCACCGTTGCCTTGCCACTGAATATTTTCAGAGTAGAAAACGCCAGCAGCTCCCAAGACGTGAGCACCAATAATACTAACTGCAACAATAATAGCATTGTTGGCGACAGCATTAGCGCCTATAATGTGAGAGCCGCCAGCGATAGCAAGATCTTCCGTATATGTTCCAGCACGTACATAGATAATCTTGGGATTGCTAAAAGTCATGCCGTCGACAACAGCGGCATCGATAGCGGCCTGTATAGTCTGGTATGTCCCTCTTAGTCCAACGGTAGCGCTTGGGTCGACCACATAAGGCGTTTGCCAAGCCCTATCTTCGATCATGAGCTCTCCGCCCACGTTAGAGGTGAATACGACTGGCGCTGAGCCTGCCGCCTGACCTGAGATAACAGCAGCCGCTGACGAAATAGCTGCGCCAGAGTCGGGCACTAAGCTAGTGATGCCACCACCGCCGCCGCCTCCTTGCCCTATTTCGTCCAAATTTCCCGTAAACGGGTTAATCGTAAATGACATTATACCTCAGGAAAAATAGGTTGCTATATCGTCAAAAGTGTATTTATAGCCAGCGCCATCGTCTGGCAGCTGAAAACGGTTTATAAAGCCATTGCCATCATAACCCATTTTTCGCACGTCCCATAATTTTTCATCGGTAGCGGCATTAGGGTAAGGACTGACAGCCAAGTACTGTATTTTGCCATCGACGTCGTTTATCATCCTTTTCTCAAATAGCGGCGAAAAATCCCCTATCTGCGAAAGGCGTTCAACGTTGTCAAAAATGTTAGTTGGTATGCTCATCGGTCTCACCTGTAAGTTTTTCTTTATCGTTCACGCTTTCCAATAAAATTTCTTTTGGGGTCTTGAGCGTGCCATCTTCGCGATAGTGCAACGCTGTGCCTTTGCTATCTTTTTTAATGTCCTTAGCTTTCTTTAACCGGGCATCTTTAACGGTGCCCTCTTCACGGTATTGCATAATTTACCTAAAATGGAAATTGGTTTTGCGGGGGTGGCGCTGGCTGCGACCAACCCGGCGGGACTGGAAAAGTACCAGTCGGTTGCGTTGTCCCATGATAATTCGGGTTTGGTTGCGACGGTGGGCTCGCAACAGGCGTTTGTTGGTCAAATACCGGATCAGAAGGTCCCCAAGGATTTTCTGGGGGCATTCCCATAGGGGATTTTTCCGTTAAAGGGTTTTTCGCCTTCTGCGCATAGTACGCCCTAACCTTTTCTTTGATCAGAGTGTTAATGTCCTCATGCTGCGAGCGCGAGTCGACCATAAACCACTCATTCCATTTGTCTTGACCGTCAACGACCTCTTTGTAACTTGGGGCGGCGGGAAAAATGTTTTGCCCGTCCTTCGTTTGGTTTATGCGGTATTTCAAAACAACTGCCCTGCCTATGCGAACTGTGGCAATGCCCAAATACTTTTCTGCTGGTGTCTCTTTATACCCTAAGAATTCTATCTCAATCATGTTAATCAGTCTTTTTAATTAAAGTATTAGTGTCATATTCTGAAAAGTTTACTATTCTGCCGCTTTCTGTTAAGTGTCCAATAAGAGATTTAGAGGGAAAAGTCCATTCGAAAATACCCGTGCAAGGCTTTGCTATTTTGCACATATCGCATACACAAAAACTTTGCGGACAGCAGCGGCGCTCTTGCCATACCCCACCTAGGATAAAGGCGCACTCAGAGCATAGCATCTGCGTGTTTTTGAGGCGCTGAAAATAGCCGATAGTTGAGCTAGGCTCTGACTGAGTTGTTAGCGGCTGTTTAGCCGGCATAAAGAGGTTTTGAATGCGTCGTAAAATGCTCATAGATAGTCACCAGTTCGTTGTATTGAGTAGCCGTGAGATACCCCTGCCTTTCTAGGTCTGCTGAGATCGTTGTCACCATCTGCCAGTCATAGCATTGACCGGACAGTATGCCATCAAACAAATTTGAAATAATATCTAAACGTTGGTCGCCTTCAAAGACGTCTTTTTCTACCCGGCGGTACTTTTCTTGCGGTATTTTTTGCATAGCATGCTTAAAACTTTCTATTAGGATTGTCATGAGAGCATTAGAACCGCCCCGGTCGGGGTGTAGCTTTTGAGCTAGCTCATGATAGAGCTTTTTTGCCTCTAATTCTGTAGAACATCTGTGGAACATTCGTACCTTGCCATAGCTTTTTGGTATAGGTGGGCAGTAGCCAGCTTAGTCCCTTTGCGGTGAACCGCTAAGAAACGATTTTTAAGGCCTTTGTCGCTCGTTACATAGTAAGGTTGGTATCTAACCATCCCTTCGCTTATTTTATCGCTTCTAGCGTGCCTTATTCCTAATCCTCGATCATGCCATTGAGGTCCGCGCATGGGCTCTTTGGGATTAAGGCAGTCTTCGACCACTCGATCACTTGCTAGGCTATAGCTTTTGACAATTTGGTCAGCGCCAAGCGCAAGAGTCTTTCTACCAAGGTATAGGGCTTTTTTGCGATGCGATCTTTCGGGCTTCCACTCTAAAAGCTCATACTCCAGCAACTCATTTAGGCCAGCTCGAAAGCGTTTATCGCTGAGCCTTACCGCACTCTGAAAGTCGCCGGACAGCTCTAGCCTTAATTTTTGCTGTATAGCCGTTGTGATCATAGCCATGCCGTCAGGCGTTAAAGGTAAGCTCCTTAGCTTTTCGAGGACTTCCTTAGACATGCATGGGCTCCGGCATGACCACGGTGTACAAATTTGCTTCACTGCTTCCGCATGCTGAGTGTATCTCTTTCCAGTCGACAAGTTTCTGCTTAGCTAGGTAGCGCTTAGCATTCTTCACACAAGCGGGGCTAGTGTCTGTCAGCTGCATGAGCTCAGTACAAGACATTTGCCGCTCTTTAACGCCTGTCCTAAGTGTTTTGCGTAGAATAGTGAGGTAAAGCTTAAGTTGACTGTGTGTCATCTCTGTGAGCCAGCGGTCACACACATCGTCCAAAAGCCTAAGCAAGTCGTCGTCTAACATATTCACCTCTATTTTACTGAGTATAAAGAGTTTATCGTGTCTTCGATTTTCTTAACTGCGCTTATAAGGCGCTCAGAGTTTTCAGCCATCCTCAAAATGACGTGCTTAAGTAACTGCTCTTTGCTCTTAAACGGTCCTATGGCGCTTTTTTCACTGAACAGAGCATAGAAGTCGTCTACGCTTTGCAAAACGTCTATCACGTCCTGAGCGCTATTGCCTAGGTCAATCGTATCAACCGTGACATAGCTATGGGGCAGCTTGAAGTTGCGCTCGAATGGGTCCACGGTTAAGCCGCCTTTAATTTTTGAATATATTCTTTTACTTCTGGGATAAACTTAGAATCATTGACGCTAAATTGTTTACATTTACTTCCAGCAGCGAACTCAATATAAGTCGGGCCTACAACAATCATAGCCGGTCCCATAGGCGTAAGGTCAAATTCTCTAAGAGTCTCTAAAAATTGAAGGTTTAAAGTTATCTGCTCGACAGGGTCTTTATTAGGCTTCCAACCTCTCTCTACGAATGAGCATAAAGAAGCCTCTACGCTTTCAACCTCTCGATTTTTGGCCCACTGCTCATAACCTGCTACACCTTGAGTTATCTGTTCGGCAGAGAATTTGATAATGCGCTTTATCCCCGCAATAGAGAGGTCGTAGACCTCGACTAGCGCCGCCCTCTTTTCTTGCTCTTTCGAAAGAGAACAAACAAACAACTCTCGCTCTCTCCTTTCGGTCGGCTCGTCTTCATTTTGGCCGTCCGGGTTTGTTTGTTCTTCTAAACAAGAAACACTAGAACTCATAGAAAGAACACTTAGTGCTCCATTTACGGCCGGCCGTAACACGGTTGGCCGTAAATCGACCAACGGTCCACATTCATTGTGGGCCGGTTGCCCATTTTCGACCATCGGCTCAAATATATCCTGAGGGCATTTATTTTCTGAGAAAGAAGGCTCGATATCGAACTCAAAAACGTTAGAACCATACCGCGCTCTATCCTTTCTTGTTTGTGTAACTTTCAGATAACCAGCAGCTTCGGCGCAATCCATCGCCTTGCGCATTTTCTTGCGATTGAAACCTAAACGAAAAGCTACGTCATCCTGCCGGATTTCCCAAGTCTCTGGAAATGAGTTGAGTGCTAAAATTAGTCTTAAAGCTTCGGGTGTAAGGTTGAGGTCAAAGACTAAGGCGTTGCCGTGGGTCTGCGACTTGGTCAAAAAGTGAGCGTGTTTTTTGCGAAAGGTAGCAGTCATTTTGGTGAGCCCTTAATAAGTTCGATTTGAAACTTAATAAAGCGCACACCCTGAAACCGTCAAGACGGTTTTTTACCCTTGAGAGAAAGGTAAAGAAGTGATAAATTAAACGTATTGGGCCGTCTAATTTAGTACGCTGAAAAAGTTTCGTGGACGATTTCAGGGTGTACGCGTTATTTGCTTTCACTGTTAACCCCTTGGTTAACAGTGTCTAAGACCTCTGAGACTTCGGTCTCAGGGGTTTTTTCATGTCTAAGCTCTTTTAACTCTCGCATCAAAAAGTTATGAGCCTCACGTAATGCGCCGATGCATCTACGCAAGTCAATCTCTCTCTGAGTTTTGGCGGGGGTTTTAGCTATTTGGTCAGACATAATGGTTTTCAGTATACCTAAAGATCT